AAAAGCGCATTTTTTTCAAAATGGGTTAACATTTCTCCATTTAAAAAACAAGACAGACCGTCTGCAGTTATTTCTACTACGTCGCCATTGTTTAGAGTATACCGCAACATGTAAAATGGTTTGTCAGGAGTCTTTTCTACCATTTTTAAATGAGAGGTATCTGCTATCTTTGCCTGCAAAGCCGCAAACTGTTGCTGTTTCGGTATATCCTTTTCAATAACCCCATGAGTTATTTCGCCGTTGGTATTATCAGTGGCGAAATCAACCACACCGCCGTCAGTTCTTATTACCGCTAATGGCTCCGGGCTATACTCACTATATATCGCGTATATTTTAACCATTTATATCTCCAGAAAGCTGGGCTAACCTAACGACGGCCTGTTTTATTGCATTCCGGTCCACCCCGTGTATTAATAAAACTTTCACCAAAGTCTCTTTATCTATACCGTGACCTAGCAAGTCTGCAGATATGCTGTGTGGTTTTTCTACACTGTCGTTAAACATAGAATTAGTGTCTATGGCCTTTACCTGCCTTCCATCTGACAATACCATAGAATGTCGCGGTCTTTTAACGCCCAAAATGTAATCTAGTGTTTTTATTATGTTTTCTTGATTTTTAAACGCGAGGTTGGCGCCGTGTATAGACTGCCAATAATTGATGGGGTTTTTGGGTACCTGTTGAACAATAGTAGGATACCCGCCATTTAAATTTTCGTGTGACACCTCTTTGGCAGGGGCGGCATAATCAGAAAAACCCAGGTCCCTAAGTATATTGTAGTATAATTCCTGAGAATGACCAGTAGAAGATTTGGGCGATAGTATCACATGGTGACCAGAATCGGTAATATGTCTTGTAACACCTTCCCTAATAACTCTAGATAGTTTTGGGTGTGTTGACAAGTGTATACCGCTTAAAATTTCTTTCTGTATATTGTCAGTTTTGCCTACCGCATGTCTTTGGTCTATTCTGGTCGTACTTTTTTTCAATGCCAAGGTTTCGGCCAAATCTGCAAAATGCTCTATATATTCGTCAGAAACTTCTGGCAGAGCAGCTTTAATTACCTGAATCAATGGAGTTTTTTTGTCCCAGTCTCTAATAGCAGCCTTAATCTGGGCGCGTTTACGCGGGTCTAATTTTTCTACCTGTAGAGCCGCACCCTGTACCCTATCCGAAGGAGCTTGCGATGGCATGCCAGCAGTAAGTGTTTTTAAAAGATCATTTAGGTTTTTATCTAAATTGCCGGTATAAATTTCTTCAAATTCCGAATCACCTATAGAAATGCTATCAACTTCAAGCATATCCTTTTCGGTTTTTGCCAATAAATCGTCCGCCATCCGCTTATAGTCGCCTTCTTCTAGCAAACCTGCTACGCACTCTTTATTGCAGGCTCTTAAAGTTAGGGCTACTCTGCGACCGACCGATCTTTTAAGTACATTCCCGTCACGCTCTAATGTAAGCCCCTCAATAGAATATGAAACCAGCATCTTTTCTTTCTTTTTGGCGTAATACCTAATCATGGCCGCCACTGCAGCGGCTGGCGGAGAATCTTCTTCGTCAAACAGCTCTGCAATAATATAAATACAGGGCTTTTTGACCATATTCCAATATTTCTTTTGGCGTTCTGTGACGCAATCATCTAATTTTAAAAGCTTTTTGGCATATATAATAGCACCTACGATGTCTTCTGGGCCATTCTGGTGCTCGAAATTTAATACACCTTTCCCACTTTCCAGATCGGATATATCGTGGCCTTCAATATCTAATATCTCGCCAGAACTATCTATTGCATTGGTGGCACATATGCCATCGATCTTTAATCCCATTTATATTCCTAAAAAGCTTAATATAATTACAAGATTAGGCTAATCATGGGAACAATGATCGTCTTCGTGTGACAAAAAAGCAAGTGATTCCGACTTGTTATACGATGAATGATAGTCAATATAGTAATCGTAATCCAAACCTATAAATTCTGGGACACGTCCTTTAGGATACCCATATCCTTTTGCTACATAAGACAACATATGTCGGCATCGTGGATGTAAAGGGGGTATGTGACCGCTAACCTGATCCCATTCTTTTGGTTTAAAATATCCACTAGATAAATCTTTTAGTTTATATGGAATAGGTTTTTCTGGATTCACGGGGTCGTGATACATAATCCTACAATACTTACAAGTTTTGTTGTCGTAGCGACCCGTCATTATCACAGTAGGGTCATCATCGCCTACAGAAGCAGCCACTTGAGATATGCCTTCTTGTTCTGCAAAAGCTTGCACATTTCTGCTCTCTGTCATAATTAAAGACTCTAAATAGGTTTGGAGGCTATCGATCTCATCTTCAATAATTTTCATGGCTTCCTGCGGATATTGACTAGTTTCAATTGCCTTAATAACACGACTGACAGTTTGAAGTCTTTTGGCTTCTATGTAGTTATGTGCTATCTCGGCCATAGATTCCAGTTTTTTATCATCAGTGTTCATGCCAGGGCCAAACTGAAGGGCTGCAGTATACCTATAAATACCCTCTAAGGTAAATTCTGGCTCAGACTGCCTTACCAAATCAAAATAAATACTTGGACCTCGGTAAAACCTACCTAAAAATTTTGCGGAAACAGTATAAAAAAGACCGTTTATCGACCTTTTAACGGATTCTTTTTGTGCATCAGACAGAGTCATGACTATTTTTTCCGTTTTTTAGCACCTATAGTTTTCTCAATATTTTCTAAAGCTTTCCTTGATTCTTGTTTAAAAGCTTCCATATGCTTATCTACTAAGGCCTTATGGCGCTCGTATATCATCTTGCCTATTGAGCTGTTATTATCTTTAATGGTTTTTTCAAGTGCTATGTAATCCATAGGCTGCCATTGAGACTTGACCATATTAGGGTTAGCTTCTGCACCTTCATCAGGGCTGGGGCTTTGCCCTGTCTGCATATTCTGTTGGACAGCCATTTGCTGTTGCATCATGGTTTGTTGTTGCATCATTTCCTGCTGCATGGCCATTTGAGCCTTTTGAACTATTATTTGCTGGTATTGCATCCAAAATGGGTCTCTTATGTAATTGTATCTTGGGTCTTTAGACGCATTTTCTATGCCAAAAAAATACTCTAACACCTGCCCTACAGTCATATAAGGATCTATGACTTGGGACTTAAAAAGTTGGTTTAGCGGTATGTCGCCACCAAGATGTTTAGCTAGCTTAGGTTTCTCAACCAGTTCTAAAATATTATTGTACGTAAGATGTATTGCCTGGTCTTGCTGTAATCTTGTTGCTTCTTTTTCTGGATCATCTTTTTCAAGCCCAGCAAACACAAACTGATATTCTTTAGAGAATTCGGCATCTATAAATGGCAGTACGTGAATGTTAATAAAATCCTGTATATCGTATAATAATGGACGTAGACCGACATCTCTAGCAGCCGTTAGTTTCCATTCATTTGCACTTTCTGAGAGTGCCTGTGAATTAGTCCCTCTCGCTAGGTGGGCGTACCCAGGAAGTTCTTCAGGGCTCATCTGAAACGCCGAAAGAATCACCCTGGCATTATTGTCCATAAGATACTGGAATTCACCGTCGCGACCACCAGCATCTATTGCCTGCCAACTAATCTCGTCTTCAGGCCCTATTCCAAAAACTGGCAATCGCCACGCATTATTAACAGAATTAATAGAGGCATTAAACTGAAGGCGTATTTTTTGAACATCTGACTCATTTATATCTTCAGACCTAAATACCAGCATGCCTCTGGCAGCACGACCTTGCTGAAAATAAAGCATATTATGTCTGGTAATACTAACGTGAGTAGTAATAGCGTGAAGTGCCTGATCAATTGGAGTAAGCGGGTACCCTTTAAACTCTACATCTGTTACAGGGTACATGTTATAAACAACCATTTCTTCGTGAGTAAAGTTTTGTGATCGTTTTCCGTCTATTATCTGAGTCCAAGCATATTCATCTTTTTTATACTTAGACGTATCAAATTTTTCCTTATTAATCTCTCTAATAATACTAAGAGCTTCCATCCTGGCCGATTGATCTTCTTGTTTTGCTGGCGGAATTTTATATATAGTGCTGGCGTCTACAGGCCTTATGGCATACAATACAGGCTTTCCGTCGGTCGAGATGTCATGCGTCCAAATTCTTTCTACAGCGAACCGTCCAAATCTTAATCCATCTCTTGTGATCTGTTTAAATAACTGAGATAGAGTCATGGGTGCGGGTTCGTCATCAACAGGACCCGCGCCGCAATTCCAAAGAAAATCCTTAATTTTATTCATTTTTTCTTTAATTTTGGAACTTTCTGCGGATGTTATTTCATCTTCTTTATGCTTATTAATAGGTACGAAATCAAACCCTATGCTAAACCGCGATGCCCGCGGCCTACCGCAAGATGCTACGTGGTTTGATCTGGCTTGTATTATTTGGTTAACAAGCTCATCGCCTTGGGGGCCAGTGATTATTTTAATTAACTCATCAGGAACAAGCCGGTTTTTACCGCGGTATAGTCCATCGAAACCGCTAACACTGTCTCTTGGTATTTCATGAAACGCCAAACTAGATGCGCGGTTGCTATCTAGCGACTTCAGAGATTTTATGATCTCTGATAGCATAGTTTTCTCGTCTTCTTCTGGCTTGACGGCTAAGTTGTTTTTTTCTAGTTCAGCAAAAACTAATGGATCAGCGGCGTAAACTATTTGCTGTTTTACTTTGTTCTTTTTATTCATATTTACTCAGCCGAGATAAATTTCAAATTTAGCGGGTTCACTGATTTGTTTACTACGACACACTTATATGTTTCGCCCCATTTATGTAAATACCCTACATCAGAATAACATGCCGCCGGATTGCTAACCGGCTCTATAGTACAGTTATCCGAAGTTTCTGCATTAAACCTAACTGCACAATCTTGATCTGATTCTAGGTATATTAATTTTTTAGAGGCCGAATAAAACACTATAGATCCTGGAATAAACGATAGATTGTTTTCTTCTGCAATTGGCGCTGTGCTAACAAAATCAATCCATTCTGGCGCAGCATCTAGTACCTCATAAGTTCTGTGGCTAGTGCTTACCAGAGTGCCGGAAACTTTGAATTTATTTCCTTTCTGGACCCCAGTTGGTGAATAGATCATTACATGAGACGCTGCGCCGCTGCCAGAGTTAATAGACTCAGTAACGCCAGAAAATGATTCACCAACCATTCTCTTTACGGTTACACTAACGCCAGAAATTGCTATAATAACCCACAGTCCAGCATTTAGTGGATTAAATACAAAAGGTCCGGTGTCGTAGACAACACTGCCAGAAATTCTTAAAATGTCGCCAACTTGCACACCGGTAAGAGTAGCACCTATAAAGTCAAACTTGGCTAAAATATTATTATTAATAGTTACGTTAACGGCATCCACACCTGTTATGGGTCTAAGAGTTCTAAAGCCAGATGGCCCTGAGGTTACTTTAAGTCGATATACACTGTTGTTAGCCGAAACTAAACTATTCTGCAAAACTGTAGTTCCGTTCATAGAGGTAGAGACAACGCCGTCAAAAAGAGTTCTTACCTCTCCTGGTGCCAAAACCATATTTTCAGACCGTGGGGAAGATACTGGTATGGCCGGAATATTTCTTGTAAGGTCAAAATTTCTTAGCGACGGGTTGTCGGTTACGCCAGGGTCACCATAACTCAACAGCTTAGTAATTATATTTAGAACATTTTGATTCATAAAACAGATATCCTTACAGGCTTATACCACACCAATTTATAGAGATTTATTAAAAAGATTAGGTACTTACTCATTGTCATCACCACTAATATCCCATATAATAGAACCGCAAGACCCTTTAGCGTTTGTTGCATCATATCCACCAGTTAACTCGTTGATTTTATTCGGTAACCAGTCTGCATACGGCGACTCCATTTCAACTGGAACCTCTGGCATCTTTTGCGGCATTGGCAGTTCTATTTCACTGCCTTTGCGTTTTTTATATGGAAATAGGTTTTGGGCGGCATACCTTAACGCATCAGCTAAATCTGCTACATCAGAATCATCAGGCTCTTGAGTTAAATTACCTGCAGAGTCTAACTTAAAAGTATGCTCCTGAAACACTTTTAAAAAAAACTCATTCCGGTGATGTTTAATGAGCTTTAGGCGTCTATTATTTTGACTATCTAATATTTGAGACCTTACGCAAGATATACCACCTTGCACGTCTTTAGTAAATTTGGGAGCTGGCATACCATTACGGGTAAATGCCTTTAAAAACATTGGTTGCGACGTATCGCAAAACCATTTTTTGGGCCTGTAGGTATCGCGAACCTGCATAGCTAAATGCATCATTTGGTCAAACTCAAGATTAGGAACAGAATAGCTATCTACTAACCACCACTCTCTATTGGGCAATATTGCGGTTACCGCAATGGCAAATGCGTGAGTGCTACCCCAGTCCACGCCACAATAAAAAGGTACCCCGTTCATGCGCATTTGCTTTATAAGGTCTTGCATAGATTGATTTTCAGAAATTTTAGTGCCGGTGTAGATTTCCCAGGCCTGTGCTAGTGTGTAGGTATTACCAGTGCCGTCTGGACTATCTAAAAATCTTGGGTATACCATACCCTGACTGGACGGCTTGCGACATAAAAGCTGCGACTCAGCTAAATCTACATCAGTTTTATTAAACTGACCAATAGTAAAATCAATTGGCTTCCAAAGCCCGCCTGTATCTGTTTCTGGCCTTTTAGCCAACCGTGTGCGACATACCGGAAGGAGTGGACACTTGGCGCAGCCTTCGGTTACCTCTATTTTTTCAAAAGTTTCTTTTTCCTTGTCGGTTAAAAAATCATACTGCTCTTGAGAGTAATTTTTTAGCGGAAGGTTATGGTCTATATAACGAACCTGCTTCGGAGTATTTGGCAGATGACGCTCTGGTGGACACCTTTCAGTAATATCAATAATGTTCCATTTATGAATTGAATATCCCAGCTCCTTAATTCGAGCCCACTCTTTCATAAACAAACCGCCGGGGAATTTCAATGTAGAAGTTTTAATAGTTACTGGGTGTTGCCCATCAAAAACCCCTGGTATCATTTGTGCCTCTTTGTATGCCCGTAAGCCCTCTTTACTTCTGATAGTGTCAATCTCATCTATAGTAAAAATATTGGTATGGCTACTATTGGCACCAGCTACAGTTGCAACAATAATTTTCATAAAAGTTCTATTGCCGTTTTTGTCTGTAATTTCCACTTCTTTATCGTTCTGTGAGGTTATGGAAATTTTGTGGTAATTCATATAAGGCTCTAATTTTTGCAAAAAGTCTTTAATATAATTTTGCGCAGCAGTGGCTTGGGAAACAATTGCCGCCATATGGGCAATACGAGCATTAAAATGAATCATACACAAAACCGCAAATGCCGCTTCGGACAGTGTTTTGTAAGACTCACGGCTAGAAATCACTATAACTTCTGGAGATTCATTGCATTTATTATTTTTATACATGCTATAAACATCATACATCCAATCAACCGGACTTGAATTGCTTTCAGGGTCAACATAACTATCTGGGAAATCGAGCCCTAAAAACACCTTAAGCCACATCTTCAGACGTTTTTTAGACGTAATCGGGCGTATGAATGCTGCTGCAAGGTATTTATTAACTCCGACATCTTTCATACTATTTTTTGGTGTCCTGGTACGCTATTTCTAAAATTTTATCTATTGCCTCTTCACTAAGTTGTACGCCGTCATCTTCGGACTCTCCTTTGTTTTTTGAAACAATAGACGGAGCCTGCATGCTAATAGAAACCACGGACTGTGGCGCAGACTTACTATTAGATTGCCCCTGTCCTGTAATCTTCTGCAGAGTTTCTGATAGCTTAACCAATCCGTGCAGAGTGTCAATTCCCAGTGCCCCTTTCGCGTCTTCGGGATTGCCAGTTTGCAAAAATTTCTTTATTTTGTCGCCGTGAAGTTTATATGTAGCTGACATCATATCGGTCATGAAAGAAACGGTCTCTAGCTGGGTTTTGACTACCTTATCTCTAATTTTAGACTGCAGTTCCATAAAATAAGACTCCCTTGACTCATCCCATTTATACTTGACCTTTGCAATCATAATCGCTTCTATGGGGTACGCTTTATTAAGCCTGTGGATTTCTTTAATGTCTGAGCCGTTTAAGTATAACTCATAAAACCGAGCAGCTGTATCGGCTGCAAGCAAGTGTTTACCAGAGTTTAAGTATTCTATGCACATTGCCCCATCTTTCTCCCCCAGCTCTAACAAAAGCCTATCGGCGAGATCGTTTTTTTCTATTGCTTTTGACATTTTTAGCTCCAGAATCCGAAACTGTAAAAAAAACATTAGTATTAGGCCACAGTATAACTTCTTGTATATATATTTTTATATTATCGCAAATCTTTTTAACTTTTGGTGACGATAAGTTAAATTTTTTGTTTTGGGGGGTTAGTTTGTACACCACAGTCTTTGTTTCTATGTCTATTTCCGTAACTGCACTTTTTACACCAGGTATTAATAATGGATAATTACGAACCTGTAAGGCTTGAGCTTCATGGATAATATTCATCCTAACAGTTAAAGCGCGCAAATGACCAAGCTGCTCCAAATAATTTTTATAGTTTAGCGAAATACTGTTGGACATACACTGCGTACCCTTTCTGATATTATTTTAGCCAAAGGCTTATCGACTCCCTTATCTTCGCAAAACTTAACCAAATAGTCTTCCATGCTGGCCTTTACACCCTTATTCTCACTTACAGTAGTTTGGGCCTGCACCTTATTTGGAAACGTCCTAATAACAGAACCCTCTGGCACTAACCTCAATGTTTTCTGGATATAAGTATCTGATCCATATATATCTATAAAATTTTTAACATACGCGGAATTGTCTATATCTGGAACACTGCCACCCTCTTTAATAATTATACTGCGATATTTAACTAAAACACCTTCTGGTGGCGACACTGGCTCCAATCTACATAGATCTGAATCCAGCACCCATATATATTTAGATGTATTACAGTCGGATCTGTTAATATATCTTGGTGCGCCAACATACGTAACATTTGCAAAAGACTGGGCCATATGAATATGCCCCGATATAATCATCTTAGAGCGAATAGCACTTGGCAATACCCCATGCGGTGCATAAAAACCATTTTCGTATTGAGATCCCTCAAACTCTTGATGGCATAGGAGTATTGAACTGTCAGTTACAGCCGCATTTACCGAAGCCACGAACTGGTCTGAATTCCTAATAAAACCAATAGCATATACAGGATTAGGATATGCTATTCCATTTTGCCTTTCTGGGTGACTAACAATGCTAGGGGAATCACCCACAACCTGGATATTTTTGCTGCCATGTGAAGCCATGGCATTATAAATACCGTCACCGGTCATATCGTGATTCCCAACTAGGCACGTAATACTAACAACTTTAGAGAGGTCTGATAAATATTGACGCCACAAATAATCTACTTGCAATGAGACAGTGCCCATATCGTTATATTGGTCGCCCATAAAAACTACGGAATTAATCCGACGTTTAATAGCGACATCCCGAACCCAGTTTAAAATCCTTTCAGATTCTTCCAGATTCCCTTTCTTTACATGCATGTCTCCTACAAGTAAAAATTTCATACATCTACGATTTAGTTGGCGACTTAGAGTAAGCGATTACGTCGCTTAATGGACATAAAACAAATGACTTATTTGATTCAGGTATTGTATAGGTTACTTTAGACCAAGGTTTCATAACAGCAACATCGGAACGTATATAAACTATATCCCCTGGGTTTAGCTGCTCATCAGCGCTAATTATGTAACCCATAACAACAACGGCAGAAACTAAACTAAATCTGTTTGTAATCCTACCTATGCCGCCCTTTACTTCACCAGAAAGTTGCGGTTGCGCTTCAAATGGCTGTATAGCAATTTGACCACCTAATGTTATCATGAAATACCTCCTAATTATATACCACAAAAAATAATTAACTAAATAATTTCCCATACTTAAGAAGTATGCATTTTTGCTCCAGTATGGTGAGATTCCCTATTGATCGAGATAGCTGAGTATAATCATGGTTTTCGTCTATTTTATCTAAGGAATCTTGATAGTTTTCAATAACATACTGGTCTACTGGTGACTTTTGTTCTGAGCCCTCTTCTTCTGTTTTATTAATATAGGCACTATATTTAACACCATCTATAAACTGCATATTGGTAATTATAATATCTTGGTTTAAATCAGGAAAACTCTCAGATACGAATTGATAAATGTCTTCCACGCTACTATGTCCATTTTTAATTGCTAGCTTAATACGATATATAATTCTCCAGTCTTTTGTACTAGCTTTCAGCAAACTCGTATTATTAATATCTCTGAAATTTAACGTAACTCTACATATTACGACAGGTATAAAATTAATGGTATCTTTTTTTGTAATATTCCCCCTAGAGTTGGGCACAAAATTATCCACGGCCTCCATTAATCCGACAAAACAGGACTGCACTACATCTAAATATTTAAGACTATAGTCCACATGGCTTGCTGACATAATTCTAACTCTATTAAGCACAATATATGCGTTATCTAATACAAGCCTTTCCCGTATTTTTATAATATTGTCGAAACATCTTTTTAATTTAAGCTTTTGGCTCCGTTTGCCTTGGAAATTATCAAGCGCCCATTTAATAAAATTATAATTTATCCTATATTTCAGTATTTTAGATATCTTATTTTGTCGAATAGCGGGAGCTATTTCTTTATAATAAGTCCCCTGTCGTTCACGGAAATATACATTGCCATATTTAATAGAAACTGCAGTATTGTTTGGTTCTGTTTTAGTAAACTGCAATATGAACTGTTTTGCAAGCTCTTGACCATCGGGCCCACTAAATATAATATCTTTGGCCTTTTGTTCAAACTTAAGTAGTTTTTTTATTAAAAGAAAGTTACTATCGGCGTTACCAATATTTTTTGTTTCGCTCGAATTTAGCGCGTTTACAAAAGATATAAAAAAAGAGCCACTGTCTCTATACATTATATTCCTCTATTGGGCCCATTTCTTCATAATATGATTTACGAATGGCATAATGCCTTTCCATAGATTTTGAGCCCATGATATTAAAATCAACCACCCAAAAATCTTTTAAATTATCACACATTCTGGTACCCCTGCCTATACCTTGTTTTATTTTTATTTCTGATATACCTCCCTGAAGATAAATAAGGCATCCAACTGGTTTTAAATCTACACCAGTAGATATTGCAGAAGTTCCTATTAATACTTTTGTTTCACCAGCATTAAATCTATCAATAGCAGCTTTAGTATCACTAACCCAATAGTGTTCTGGAACTATATCTTTAGCATCCTGACTAACTCCACCGTGTACAAATTCAAAAGGAACGGTTAGATAATTGATCAGTTTAACGAATTGTTTAAATTCTTCAATAATAATCAACACTTGCCTGCCTTTTTTCATAGCCAAAGAAACAACGGCACCTACTGTCTTATTTACATTTGGGTTTTCATAAATCTGTTTTCTTGTTTCTGATTTTACATCTTTTTTATTACAGTCCCCATAAGGACTGGTGGTAAAAAGTTTAAATATAGGTTTTTTTAAAAACCCTTTTTCAACCATTTCTGGAAACGTTTTAGAATAGGCAATTGGCCCTGTGATTCCTCGCAATAATAGCTCTGAACCATCTCCTCTTACATGAGTAGCGGAAAAGAAATACCTATTAATGGCATTGCCGCAAAGTCCAAGGCATACATGTTCCATGGTTTCGCAAGGGACAAAATGTGCTTCATCAAATATCATGGTTTTAGCCTCGGATAAGCTTTTGTAGGCCTCAGAATCTTCAGGTAACTTAGCTAAACTTTGTGCAGTAGATATAGTTATAAGTTTATCGTATTCTTTTTTCCCATCTCCATATTTACCAACATATTTTTTCCCTAAGAAGTGACAAAAAAGGTCATATATCTGATTAGTAATATTAGTATATGGGGTAACAATGATCGTTTTAACCGGATTTTCTTTTACTAGATAAAGTATGCACATTGTTTTCCCAGTACCAGTCGGCAAGCTGGCTGCACCATGAACCTGCGAGCGTAGGGCATCAATTGTTTCTCTTTGATAATATCTAAGGTCAGGAGGCATATTAGCCCAAGGAATTAATTTAGTACTGATTGCAGGAGTTAAGGTAGGTTTAGACCAACCAAATGTTTCGTGTAAAAGGTCAGCTAGTCCTGTATATGTGTACGGGTCACCTGTAGAAGGATCATATTTAACAAGTACTTGTTTTAATTGATTTTGTAGTTGCTCCATTCTATTCTTATAATATTCGTTATCATACCTGTTCCATCTCATAGATTCTTTTAATTTTTTAATCTGAAATTGTACTTGCAAATCAGTATAAGTTAATAATTTTCTTGTTCTTTCATTGTCTTCAGGGAGCCATATAGTAGTAGGTGATCTTAATTTTAATTCCATCAAATACTTATACCATAAATTGTAATTATAGCGGTTGGGGTTGTGTTAGTAGTTTAAGTAGTAGTTTGATTAAAAATCTGTCTATCAAGACTAAGATATTATAAATAGGTTTTAATAAATAAATTATAATAAGTAAGTCTTGATAGACAGATTTTAAATAAATGTTTTTTACTGTAGCGTATTTTTGTGGTATTGGTTAATTGATGATACCTAGTACACATATCAATGGATATACCTACACTGGAAAAGTTAGCAGTGATCGCATGCTAATTCATAATAATTCTATGGCTATCGAGTCTAGCGATCTTGATATGTCTGGGTGGAAACCTGAGACAAAACAAAGATATTACGATCAGTGTGTAGATTTTATAACCCCACGATCCTTTGAAGAAATTAAAGCAGGTGAAATGTTGATTGACAGGCATATATCTTCCAGAAAACGACACAACTCTAAGAAATTAAAGAACTTTTACTGGCATTTAAGAGTTATGGGTATTCATACCAACGGTGATTTTAAAAAATCTAATAAAGAATTATCTGCCATATTTAAAGTATCTGAAAGAACAATTACCCGCTGGATTGCTACGCTAAAAGAACTTAATCTCCTGTCTTATATAGAAGTTGAAATTCCAGACCATAAAGCGAATTCTGCAGAATATATTAATGAACATAACCAAATCAAATTCCGTTCCTGGCTAACTAATGAGGTGAAATCTTGCAGAATTATCCGTATCCATTTTACTCATGCTATTACAGGATATAAAAACGAAAAAGTAGGTTTTCGTCGTGATTTCAGGCAGATAGACCCAGATTTTATTAAAGCTAATGTGCCAGAATATAAATGGGAGCGGATACCTCTTCAATACCGAACAGACCGAGAACAAATTGTTGATATGCCTAATGGGAATTTTGCAGTAGTTAAACCTTTTTTAAAATACAGATCATTATACGGGTTTGTAGAAATAGGTGTAATGGAAGAAGAATTTTACGATTTTTATATGAATATACATAACCATGGTATAGGACCTCAAACACCTAAAAATGAACGTAAACCCGATGAAATAGATTATTGTGCAATAATAGGATACAGTAAAGAACAGCGTCAGATTAGATTTAATAAGTATTTGAAAAACTTAAAGAAAATGTGGCCTAAGTTCTACGAGGACCATCAAGAAATTTATGTTCCTAGGAAATATACTTATGATGAAGAAGGTTTTATAGAAGAACCGCATGATGAACCAAAAGAGATTAGTAGATTTGGTTCTATGGTTATTAGCGGTGAAGATTGGGATTATTTTAAAATTAAACAACAAATTAGGCTAGGGAGGGAATAATGGCCTTATTTCAAACCGGTAAACCAAAATCAGCAGCTAAAGAAATGGTACCTGGCAGTGAAAAACTGCAAGAAATTGTTGTAAGTACGCTAAATCATATGTCTTTAATGGTTGGGGCTACTTTAGGGCCAGGGGGCCGGCCTGTTTTGATAGAAAGACCAGAAATGAACATGAAACCTATTGTAACTAAAGACGGTGTTACGGTTATTAAATCTCTGGGCTACCACGATTCACTTAAACAGCTAGTGTTAGAGTCTGCTAGAGATGCCTCAATACGCACAGCTTCAGAAGCTGGTGACGGTACTACAACTAGCACTATTTTAGCAGCTGCGATTGCCGAAAACACGCGAAAGTATTTGCAGTCTAGTGAGGGCAGTAAACAAAGCCCACAAAAGATTGTCAGAGAGATGCAAAAAATATTGCCAGATATTTTAAATAAAATTGATTCATATGCGATGAAAGTAAACCACGATTGTTATTCAGAATTTATATATAATGTTGCACTGCTCTCAGCTAACGGTGATGAAGACTTGGCAAAGTCAGTGGCAGAGGCTTTTGATATAGTTGGAGAAGATGGTAACTTAACTATAATTGAGGCTTCTGGCGTAAGTGAATATAAAATTGATAAAATTAATGGATACGCTATCGAGACCGGATATGAGGAATCTTGTAAAAATATGGCCCAGGCTTTTATCAATGATCGATCTGGTACTCAAGTAGTTTTGGATCGTCCGGTTGCTATTTTATTTGATGGCGTAATTAACGATCTTAACCAAGTTTTTGATCCTTTACAAAAAATTGGTCTATTTTTTGAGGAAACAAAACGTCACGATAGGGGTGTCCTTTTGGTGGCTCACGGTTTCTCAGATGCCGTAATAGCTGATTTAAACTATAACTGGAATTCCCCACATACTTCTGCCAAGGTATACCCTGTTTTAACACCTAAAAATGCTATTGCAAACGGCCAAACCCAATTTTTATACGATTTGCAGGCATATGCAGGAACCTCAGTGTTTAACCCGCTAGACCGACCGCTATCTGAACTAAATCCAGAAGTATTAGTATCACTGAATAAAATCAAAAAATTTGAGGCTAATAGATTTAGGTCAACTATTATTGCAGAAGAAGATTTTGATGCAATTAAGGAACGAGTAGAGGCGCTTAAAACTATTGTTCCAGAAAGCGAATATGAAGCTAACGATCTTAAGGTACGAATCGGAAAACTAACTTCTGGTATAGCTAGACTTACTATTTATGCTCCTTCGGCAGGTGAAAGCCGCGAAAAAAGAGATAGAGCAGAAGATGCTTGGATGGCTATACGTGGAGCTGTAAAATACGGAGCACTTCCTGGTGGTGGATGGACTTTGGTCCAGGTTGCCCGATATCTGTCAGATTTAAGCAATTCCGAGCCTACTCCAGGACCTAAAAAAATGGCTATAGATATTTTGAAAGACAGTGTAATACGGCCTGTACGCCAACTGTATGAAAATTACGGTTACAGGCCAGAAGAAATTGACGAATTTATGGCCCAGCTAGAGGTTAGGTTTAATGAAACATTTGATATCGAAAATCAGAAGTGGGTTAGTAAATTCCAGTTACTAGATTCATACCCTGCGGTTACAGAAGCCCTAAGAAATAGCATATCTATCGCCTCTTTGCTCGGGACTCTTGGAGGTATAGTATGTTTTCAGCGAGATGTTATAGAAGATCGAAAAGAAGCAGACTTTGTACGTCGTTTTGAGGGAGCCTCTGGTATTAGGGGTAGTTTGGCAGAATAATGGGGTGGTTTAGGTATAAATGTCCTGAGCACGGGGAATTCGTAGTTAAACTAGATAGGCGATCCCGTACTTCAGCATGTAAAGTTTGTGGAGTAGAATCTACGCCAGTCCTAACTGTTGGCGACACTCAGGTGCTAGAAAGACTGGACAACGGACTAATGGCTAGGGCGGTAGAGCGTTTGCATAACATAGAAGAGCTTATGGAGAAGAGAGCCGATGCCCACTCGGAACGGACAAAGGATCCACGCGAATCACAGGATTGATCTTAGCGTCGGCCAGCCTACTATTTTTTTAAAATATATTCCAGGAAACCAATACGACAATAATACCTATTATTTTCCACAATCGACTGAATTTTATTTGGATACTGCCAGAACGCTTATTAAGCGACTGCATGCCGTCGCCGGAAATGACGATTGTAAAAATAAGCATATTGTGTTTGCACTGGGGGCTTCGCAGCTTCTGTCGGCTGCTGGATATGCGTTTGCTAAAAAATACGGCTGTACGTCAGGGGTAAGCATACAAAAAACAATTTGGCCGCGTGTTCCTGCGCTATTTAATATGGGAGTTTTGGCGTATCATGATGCCCTAAAAACTCTTTTTCCTAATAAAGAAATACCTACACAGCCTTCCAGTGACACTTGCCATGTTATAGTAAGTCCAAACAATCCAGATGGCTCTATATATAATAACACGGCTCCATGGCCGGCGTGTTATGATTCTTGTTATAATTGGCCGTTTTATACCAAAAACGTCAAAAAATATAATTCCGTGGTTTGCATTTATAGCGCTGCCAAAGCGATAGGGGTTCCTGGCATCAGACTTGGCTGGGCCACTGTTACTGACAGCGATATCGCTAAATATATGGAAGAGTACGTGGAGATTACTACTATAGGCATATCTAAACCAGCTATTAAGAGTTTTAATAATATTTTAGAAAAATGGATTCTAGGCAGTAGAGCTAAAACTTATATGGAGTCTATCAGAAAAGAAATTCTGGCCAGAAGAAAATTATTTAATAGTGCAATTAAAAAACACAACAAAAACAATAACATAGTAATAAAAGTTAATAACAAAGAAGGTATGTATGTGTGGGCCACTGCAAAGACCAAATCAAAAAAAGTCAGTGAGCTTGGGCCAAGAAAACATAGCAAAATCAATTACATACAGGACTATATTGAGAATACCCTCGGACTAAAAGTGCTATGGGGTGATTATTTTTTTGACAAACCCGATAGTTTTAGGATAAATTTGTGTGGGGATGATTTAGATTTTAAATTATTAATTAAAAGGCTAACTAATGCTAAAACTGGTAAAACTGGAGTTAGATAATTTCCGATCGTTTCGTGGCCATCACGAGGTTGATTTTGAACCTAATGGCGGATTAGTTTTAATTTCAGGACAGTACGATGGCAGCCCAAATTTATCTTCGGGCTCCGGCAAATCGTCAATTATTCTTGCTATCGCATATGCTTTGGGTGTATGTGATATACCTGCGACCGAACTGATTAATAAGTACGAAAAAAACCTATCAGTGTCTTTATTTTTAACTAACGAATCGGGTGAGTTAATTGAGGTGCGTAGAAGACCGAAATTGTCCATTCTTGTTAATGGTCAAGATATTTCAGGAATGTCATCTGATTTAGAAGGCTATTTGGATACTTTAGTGGGGGTTCCTCGTAACCTGCTAAGAAACATAGTTTTCCGGATGCAACGCACTCAAGGTTCGTTTATTAATTTCACCGACTCACAAAAAAAAGAATTCTTGGCCGCCACCCTAGGCTTAAATGAGCTAGAATCTGCCTCTGAAAAACTTAATGCTGATATTAAAAATAAAGAAACTATGTTATCGAATCTTCAAGGTCAAATTATGGCCAATGAAAAACATTTATCGTCATGCTTAGAGCCCGATGAATCAGAGGTGTTATCTTTACAAACACAAATCTCTGACTTAGAACGACAAGTGTCCGAAGACTTAAAAAACTCTGAATCTTCAGTGGATGCTGAGTTGCGAACTGTTTCGCAAAATTTAGCGCAATTAACTGCACAATATGAAAGCCTAAATTCCATAATAGCTGAGCAGTCAGGAATTAAATCAAAAGCATCTGTGCTTGCATATAATATTAAAAAAACAGCGGAACGTATTTGCCCAACGTGTACTCAAGATTGGCCAGATAGTCAAAGCGCATTGGAGCGCATGAAATCGGAGCTAGAATTACTATTAAACACCTATAAAAATAATATAGCTAAGCTGGCAGCTCTGCCGCAGGTGAAATCCGATATTGATGCTATGCAGTCTAAATATAGAGAACTATATGCCAAAAAGTCGGAATTGAGTAGCGCATCAGCCAGTAGGGCAACCTTATTGCGATCTTTAAATGCCCAGATGGCTGCCATAAATCAGGCTAAAATTAACAGGCAGCGAGCCTTAGAACAACTTAGTTTGGCTAAAAAACAGGCCTCTGCGCTTGAAAAGGACATCGAAGTAGATCGCCTTGCCGCTCAAGCAATAGGAAGATCGGGGTTTTTGGGGGTTTTCTTTGCCGAGGTTTTATCAGAAATTGCATCAGAGGCCAATTCTTTAATGGCAAAAATACCCAATGTACAAGACTTGACAGTTTCTTTTAGCACAGAAACTATAACAAAATCTGGGGCAACAAAGAACCAGATATCTACTAATTTGTATAAGGCAGGGGTTCCTGTTGTTTATAAAAATCTTTCCGGTGGGCAGCAGTCCAGTTTAGAGCTATGTGTAGATTTAGCATTGAGGTCTGTTGTATTGCGCAGAAATGGAATACAGCTTAATTTTGCAGCCATGGACGAAGCTCTGGACGGCCTAGACACTGAAAATAAATATGCCGCGCTAGAGGTAATCAAAACAAATATTGCAGGTACTGTTTTGGTTATAGATCATGCCACAGAAATTAAAGAGCTGTTTAGTCAAATAGTAAATGTATACTATGACGGGGCTTCATCTAGGACCATGTATGAAAAAGCGCAAGCATCTGCTTAAATTATCGCCGCCCAGGGAACTATTTGTTAAATATTATAAAAAGTTACAAGATAACCAATTGATATATATATGCTTTCTACGGACCGGAAACAATAAAAAAGTGATGTACCTAGAAAAAAGTTCTCGCAAAAAATCGGCTGGAATATGCAGAGTTTTTGTAGATGAGCACGATGCAGCTACCTATGCTGCAATATTGGCTACCTTAGAAGGTAGAAAATTGGAAGAATTCTATATCGTACCGTTTTCAGTAGATAATGCATGCAAGTATTTAAGAAACCTGTCTGACAGGAATTTATATAAGGCGGGGAAAGAAATAGAGTCAGTAGGCTCAGTGGTTCATAAGAATGTAATATATAGCCTGGAAGATTTTATATTTAATGACAAACAAAATATGGTATAGTGTTATTAGAAGGAGATGGCATGAAAGAACAATTGGAAAAACAATTACAAGAATATTCTAAAAGCCAGATGCAGTTGTCTGAAAAATACAAAAAATTACTTAGTGAGATTGAGGTTGTAAAATCTCAAATGCAACAGATTCAGGGAGCAGTATATGCGCTGTCAGAACTGTCGATGTCCCTAAAAGAACAGGAAGCAACAGAACAAAAAACAGAAACCCAGAAAGAAGGATAAAATGGCCAAAAAAGCTAAACAACCACAAACTTTGTACGATAAGGTTAATAAAATAGACCCGCAATTTGCTGCCGAGGTACATTCTCTAACGGATGAACAGCTTAAAGAAAAAATTATGCAGATTAGTAAATATGAGTCTGAGTTGGAAGACGCAAAGGCACAGGACCCTGATTTAAAGGAAGCTAGAGAGCGAGTCCAGGTTGCCATGGAAAGTTATAAGGAACCGCTAAAGGCGTCTAAACTAAAGAAAAAACTAGTTTTGCAAATATTGACTGAGCGCGGTAAAGTTTAATGGTTATAATGGGTCTGGACATGTCTACAAAGACGGGATATGCCGTTATTAAAAATGGCAAACTTTATGATTTCGGACTTTTGAGGTCCAAATCCCAGACCCATGCCGTTGATTCCATAGCCATGGTCATGAGGGCAAAAACTATGGCCAATCTTATAAAAGAAAAATGTGACCAAATTAAGCCAGATAAGATTTATGTAGAGCAAACCAACGCCGGCAGGTTTAGGATGTCACAAAAAGAACTGGAATTTATACATTTTGCTTTTTTAGACGCTGTCATGAAAGATTATGGAGAACGTGTAGTTTATGTAGATACCTCTGGATGGAGGTCTGAGCTGCAAATTAAACTCAACAAAAACCAGAGGCTACACAATAAAAAGGTGCGTCAGAGACAAGCAAGAGGGAAAATTACCACCAAGCACCTTTCGGTGTGGTGGGTCAATCAGAGATATGGCCTCAAGCTAAAAATTAAAGACAACGATGTAGCGGATGCTATATGTGTGGCAACATACGGTCAGGTAACTAGCCATAAAAAACAATTAAAAATTAGTAACTTAGAAGAGGCTTTTAGAAAATAGTTTTTGTGGTATATATAGAGTGAAAGACATATGGACAATAATTACAATAACTTTTTAGATGATGCAGTCGCAGACGAAGTATACGAAGAGGTGTACGACGAAGTCGTAACGCCAGATGATAGTGGTTCGGCTGTGTTAGTGGAGGCCGTAAAGCGAATCGAGCAGGCTAAACTATATGAAGCTTTACTAAACCACAATTTATTTGGCGAAGGCTCTGGTAGACCTGAACTGGTTGCTATTGTTCAAAAAGAGATTAGGGATTTTGTAATCTCAAGGTTAGAAAACCTGTTGGGTATAGCGCCAAGCAACCCAAAACCAGAGGTCAATACTTTTTCACATTTTTCCGAAGAAGAGGTAGGCGTTTTAAAGTTATTAGCCGGGCGTGCTATTGAAAAAACTAAATCCCGGCTATCGCCGGAACCTGTGGTGTCCCCCGTCGCATCACCCCCATCGCAGGTTCCGGTTTCGCAAACTTCAGTTTCTCACCCTACAGTTAAACAGGCGCAAGTTAGGCAAGCCGCCAAACCTCCAATATCTGCAGATAAACCGGTTAGGAAAGTGATCAGAAAACAGCGTAGTCAAAACATAGGTGAAAAAACTGGTCAAGACCGTTCCCAACCAATCGGTGACCCACAATTGGCTGCTAGACGATTGCCGATGCCGTCTGCTGAACAAATGAACCAGTTGGCTGCAGCCCAAGCGGCATCCAATTTGGAAGATGTGAAAAATAAAATAGGAGGATAGAATGAGTCTCACAGATAAATTAACAGATGTGTTATCTAAACAAACTGAAATGAAAAACACAATCCTTAGCTTGCAAGTAAGTTTAGAAAAACTTTCAGCAGCCCAGGTTACTGAATCCGAAGAGCGCAGAAAAAATGAAACAAGTTTGGCTAATGGAATCAATGGTGCCATCCAATCTTTGAATGATTTAAGCAAACGATATCAGGCACTTGAAGCTAGCTTAACCAGCACTTTAAATATTTTGGATGCTGTAATTAAAGTAGCCGAAGGCAAAGGCCTACTGTCTGGATATGATGTGATGGTTAAAGTTAGAGAAACCTCTGAAGCTAATGAGCAAAGAGAAGTAGCAGCGATGCTAGAGCACGGTCTTATTACTGCCAAAGAAACAGTAGAATCGGGAGACCTTGTTTTTGTATCTGAGACCCTTAAATTAGATAGCGGCGAGGTTAAAACTTTAAGCAATTATCGCAGAATTGATTTATCTTCAGCAGGCACACCAGAAAATGTTGTTAAAATGATTTTGGGCCGAAAAGTTGGGGAAGAAATTGAAACAGTTCTACCAGACAACAAAGGGACATATGTTACTAAATTAGTGGCAGCCTATTGTCTATCAGAAAAAACTGTGTCGGGAACAAACAATAAGGAACAGGAAGCCGACGGCACAGAGCAAAAGGGCGTGTAAATGGTAAGCCCACAGAAACAGCGTATAATTGATATTGCGCTTAAAATCACAAGGCAGACAGGTAATTTACCTTCTAGTGTTGATTTGATAAAAGCTGGCGTCACCAGACATATGGTAAGGCACCACTTTGCCAATTACGCCGGCCTATGGGCTTTAATTAAAGAAAAACAAAATAAAAGTGGCAATAATTTGGAGCATCCGCAAGCTGTAAAACAAGCAAATCGCGTATCCGAAATCGTAAACAAAGTGTGCGAGTTTTCTTCAAAACATGGACGGATGCCCTCTAGGACAGAGTTAAGCGGTATGGGTATTACTTCAGCCATGGTTCGCCACAATTTTGATACGCTACAAAAGTTGCACAAAGCTGCATATGATGTCACAAAACAGCCCCATATTTATAACTTTCTCAAAATGGCAGAAGTAGCCAAAAAAGCCAAAGGGGTTAATAAGTATATTATTACTACCGCAGTGGCTGGCAGCAAATTACATAAAAAGTTTTTGTCCGCACTTAAAAGTTTTACTAAACATGAAAAGGCAGAACTATTAATATTGCCAGCATTTTTTAGTGAAAAAAAGAATGGTCTTTTTGACCCCAGTTTAACTGGTCTAAACTTTGTACATGAAAATTTGAGACTTAATAACAATCTATTTATAAGCAATATCTTTATCAATCCTACACAGGTCGACCCAGTAACTGGATTGAATCGTATTTGTCAGCGTGAAGGTAGTTTCATACTTGCATCGCCTAAGCAAAGACTAAAAGCCGTTCCGGTAAGTAATGAAAAGATGTGTCACCTTATTATGTCTCCAGGGGCCGTTACTAAGCCTGATTATAGTAATGATGAGGGCGATTTAAAACGCAGCGGCTATATAGCTGACATGGACCACGTATTGGGGGCATTGGTAGTTGAAATTGTTAATGATGAAGTTTACCACGTAAGACAGGTTCAGGCCGAACTGGCTTCTGGTTCATTTATTGATTTGGGGTATAAATATACCGCCAGTGGCCAAAAACAATGGACAGGAGCTACCGCCATTGTATGCGGGGATTGGCATGTTGGAGATACTTGCCCAAAAGTGAAAGCTGCCACAATTGAAATGATCAAGACATTAAAGCCTAAAATAGGTGTCTTTCATGACGTTTTTAATGGCCACTCCATCAATCACCATGAATCAGACGACCTGATTTCTAAAGATGAAAGATTAAAAGCGTCAAGGTTTAGTTTGGAAAGCGAATTAACAGAATGCGCAAAAGATATTGATTATATGTCCGACCTATTTGAAGAGTTTGCTTGGGTAAAATCTAATCATGATGATTTTGTAGAAAAATATTGTCGAAAAGAACTATATCGCAAAGACCCGCATAACTTTTCCTGCGCGCTAGAATTGTCTAATGCCATGTGTAACGGCAAAGACCCTATTGTCCATGCCATGCAAACCCGTATGAAAAATTTCCATAAAATTCGTTTTCTGAAAAGAGATGAAGACTATATGGTTCATAAAATCCAGTGTGGTGTCCATGGCGATCTTGGAGCCAATGGCTCTCGACATCCTAGTGCTGTTGCGCTTGAGCAGTCTTATGGGCCCATCGTCAGTGCCCACTCTCATACACCTGAGATATTGCGTGGTGTATATAGAGTAGGGACATCAACTAAATTAAGATTATCTTATAATAAGGGGCCGAGTAGCTGGCTTAATACTCATTGCATTATTTATCCAAACGGGTCAAGACAGCTTATTAACATAATCGATGGCGACTGGGGTAATCCATCAAAGAAGAAACAACATGCCAAAAAAGAGAAAGGTAAAAAAACCAAATAGTCGCGAAAACGACATTGCAACTCAAGAGGTTTTGTGCTCGGACTGTGGGCGCGGAAACGTTATTACAGTACGTTTTGTGCTGAGAAATGGCCAAAAAAAATATCTATCTCGCTGCGATTTTTGCGGCAAAAGGCCTCGAAAATGAGTTTTATCCCCCCTAAAGATAAAAATATCTTTATTAAGCTGGCAAGCATTCAGTCTCAGCTAGATAAACTACGGTTATCCCTAGACAGTTTAACAATACAAAAAAGAGATCTGTGTGTACATATAGAAAATTGCCAGGCTAATATTAAATATCTGAAAAAAAGTGCCAAAATAGTTAATGTAAAGTATTTTGGCGAAATAACTGCAAAATTACAATCTCATGAGCAAGATTTACAGATCATTGAAAAAACGGTTAATATACACCTTGAAGCAATTAAAAGGCTCCAGGTAGAATTAAGCAAACTAGAGCAGCACATTAAGCAGTCTGCCAATAACGTATTGGAATTTAAAAAAAATGTCAAGAAACCCTAAAATAGACAAACACCCCGATTATATTGTTGCAAAAGTTTATCAAAATTCGCTTGCTCGTCTGTTAGAGCGTCACCCAAGTGGAGTCAGCGATGATTTTGCCAAGAAATGCCTGCAGGTAACCAAGGAAGAGTTAGATCGCATACATGAATCGGCATTGTTAAAACTTAAAAAACATATAAAATAAGTTGACTAGTGCTTTGTATATGGTATTAGTATATTGAGCATACGCGCATGTCCAAAAAATTTAAACAGCTTATTAATCCACATTCCCACACCCACTATAGTTTAGATGGCGCGGCCACCGTTAAACAAATTATTAAAAGAAATCAAGAACTTGGAGCCAATTACGTTGCCGTAACTGAACACGGCAATATGAATAGTGCGGCGGAGTTATACTCGCTCTCTTTGTCCGGTGGTTTTAAGCCGATATTAGGAATAGAGGCTTATTTGGTTAACCCGTTTCATAATGAGTACGTAGAGCTTTACCGTAAAGCTCTAAAAGCAGGTAAAATTACAGTGCGGGCCAAAGACCCAGAAAAAATTGAAAAAGCCTTACAGGACAAGGCCATGAAACATTATATGCATGTAACTATACACTTCCGAGATGCATGGGCATACCGGTATTTCTCGGGTCTTTCTGAGGCAATGTATAGTCGAGCTGTTAATAAATATGGCGAACTTAAGCCAATGATCACCTTAGAAGAATTGGAAGGCGCATCGGGTCACATTACTGTCACTAGTTCCTGTCTTAAGGGTCCGGTTCAGTTGTT